ACATTGAGAAGGTTATACCCAAAGCACAGCAGCGAAAAGATTGGCTCTAAATACATACATGTATTCAAGAGTTCTTAGACATATCAAACCCAAAGACCTTAGAGAGTCACTGACTCTTAGGTTCACAGAAATCCTCAATCCAATGTTTTGGGTTGGGGATTCTCTCAAGCCTGAGGTATGTGAGGCATTGATGAATTTTGCAGAAGCATTTGCTGCTTATGTTGATCTAGATGAGAGAGCAATTGTAGATGTTCTTTTACTTGGTGGTAACGCAGGGTATAATTACACACAATACTCTGACTTGGATGTGCACATAGTGGTAGATCCAAAGTTTATACCTGACTGTAATCCAGAGTTACTTGATCAATACTACATGGACAAGAAGACTCTATGGGAATTGACTCATAACGTCACAATCTATGGGGTCAAAGCAGAACCATATATTGAGAGACCAAAGGTCACACGTAAGAAGAGTCAAGGTGTGTATAGTCTCATGAAAAAAACATGGATACAAGAACCAGAGAGAATTGAGGGTGAGGTTGAAGAAAAAGAGATAGAGAAAAAAGTAAACAACTTCAAAACAAGAATAGATGCATTCATCAAGAATGAAAATGTAGAAGGATTGAGAGAACTGGTCAAGAAACTAAGAGATAGTAGGTCAGTCTCATTACAGAAGTATGGAGAGTATGGTTTCGAGAACATGGTGTTCAAGGAGTTACGGAACCAAGGTTATATTGACAAAGTACGTACAGTTGTGGTAAACTTGAAATCAAAGAGTCTTTCTTTATGATAAAAATATTATTATTCAAAAACAATCTAGTGCTTATTGCTAGGTTAGAGGAGGTTGGGTCTGAGATGGGTGAACCAGACTGCAAACTCATTGATCCTTTTGAACTAAAGGGTGAGTTTCTTGAGTCATGGCCTTCATTTACAACGCAACGTGAAATGATGGTGCACTCAGATAGTTTCTTGACTATAATAGAACCAGACAAGACACAACTAGATAAGTATCAGGCATTGACAGCAACTAATGTCACAGAAAAATCTTAGAATATTATGGTTATACCCTAACCAACATATGAGAGTGACACCACCTGGTGGTGTTGCTATTATATCTGCTTGTTTGAAGAGAGCAGGTTATCATAATATGGAATTGTTTGATGCTACATGGTATCCAGTAGATACGGATTCGGAGTTTGCTAGACCAGACAGAGATAAGGAGAGGGAAAAAAGACAAATGTTCCCAGAGTACAAGTGGGAAAGAGATGATCTAGATCCTAATATGTTCATGCTTGAAGATACAGATATGTACACAGCATGGAGAAACAAAGTTATAGAATTCAAACCAGACGTTATCATATCATCAGTTGTTGAAGACACTTATTATCTGTGGAAAAAATTCATGGATCAAGTGACTGATAGAAAATTCATCAGTGTATGTGGTGGTGTTTTTTGTACCTATTTTCCACAAGCATTTGAAGGTAAGTGTGATTACATTTTGAGAGGGGAGGGTGATGAGGTAGTTCCAGAGTTGATGGATCTTATAAGTGAAGGTAAAGATGGTCATCATCTGATGAACGTTCATCCTAATCCGATGAGACCTGCAATGAATGTCAATACTTTACCACCAACTGATCATGAAATATTTGATGAGAGATCATTGTATAGACCCTTTGCTGGTAATATAATAAAAATTGCTACGGTAGAAACACAACGTGGATGTCCATTCAAGTGTAAGTTTTGCAACTCACCATCCAATGCAGCACTTTACAAAGGTGAGACGGATAGTTTATTTTTTAGAAAGAGAACAGTAAAACATCAAGAAGAAGAGATTATAGATCTAATTGAGAAGCACGACATAGAAGTTCTATGGATTGTTACAGATACGTTCCTTACCATGTCAAAGAAAGGTTTTGACGAGTGGGCAGAAATGTATTCCAAATATAAATTACCATTCTTTACTCAAACAAGACCAGAATTACTGACACCCTATCAAGCACAAACTTTGAAAGAGTTGGGTTGTTTAAAATTGAATATGGGTGTAGAGCATGGTGATTATCAGTTCCGTAGGGATGTTATTGGTAGGATATATGAGAATGATAGAGCAATAGAAGCATTTAGAATAGCAAGAGAAGCAGGTCTTTCTACCACCTGTAACTTTATAATAGGATATCCATATGAAACTATGGAGCATTGCATGCAATCTGTTGAGTTAGCAGCAAGACTGGGATGTAATGACACTAATGCTTTCATTTACACACCCTACCATGGCACACCCATGAGAGATATGTGTGTCCAAGGTGGATTTATTGAAGATGATTTGATTGTTGAAATGAGAAGTGATGATCAGGGTACATATTTGAACATGCCTAAACCCTATATGAGTCGTGAGGACATACAGTATATGTTTGATAATTTTGTCAGACTATTTCGTGAACGTGAAAGAGAGTTGAAAGGAGAGACAATCTCTGCTACACTCTCTGTATGAGATATTATACAAATGTTCAGATGGTCGGGAACGATTTTCTCGTCCGTGGATATGAAGGTGGCAAAAGTTTTACATCGAGGGAGTCTTTTCAACCCACGATGTTTGTTCCTAGCAAGAAAAAAACAAAATACAGGACACTAGATGGCAAGTATGTGCAGAGCATACAACCTGGTACTGTCAGAGAGACCAGAGAATTTATTAGAAGTCATGAAAATGTAGAAAATTTTGAGATATATGGTAATAACAGGTACATATATCAGTATATTTCTGACAGATACCCAGAGAATGAGATAAAATTTGACCTCAAGAAAATGAATCTTGTGACGATTGATATTGAGGTCAAATCAGAGAATGGATTTCCTACTGTAGAGAAGTGTGATGAGGAGATGCTGCTCATTTCACTACAAGATTACAACACTAAACGTATTTTGACGTTTGGTGTAGGTCCTTACAGGACACAGGACAAGATGGTCAAGTATGTGCAGTGTAATGATGAGTATGATATGCTCACACACTTCATAAACTATTGGTCTAAGACACCACCAGAGGTAGTTACGGGGTGGAACTGTCAGTTATATGATATACCATACCTTGCTAAGAGAATTACAAGAGTGTTGGGTGACAAAGCATGTAAGAAACTGTCACCATGGGGACTGGTAACACACGAAGAGATCTACATGGCAGGTCGTCCACACCTCATGTATGACATAGGAGGTGTGACAGTCTTAGATTACATGGATTTGTACAAAAAGTTTACCTATAAGGCACAAGAATCATACAGACTGGACTACATTGGTGAAGTAGAACTAGGACAGAAGAAACTAGATCACTCAGAACATGATACATTCAAAGAATTTTATACAAAAGCATGGAATAAGTTTGTAGATTACAACATCCAAGACGTTAGAATCGTTGACGGACTGGAAGAGAAGATGAAACTGATAGAACTTGCCATCACCATGGCATTTGACGCAAAGGTAAACTTTACAGATGTGTTTTATCAGGTTAGAATGTGGGACATGATCATCTATAATGATCTGAAAAAGAAAGGTATTGTAATACCACCCAAGAAAGAGCATGACAAAAGCGAAAAGTATGCAGGTGCCTATGTCAAGGAACCTATACCTGGTATGTACGACTGGGTTGTTTCTTTTGACCTCAACAGTCTGTATCCTCACCTTATTATGCAGTACAATATATCTCCAGAGACTGTTTTAGACGAGAGATTCCCGTCTGTTTCTGTTGATAAACTGTTGAATGAGGAGGTAGATCTATCTGGTCTGAAGGACGTTACTGTGTGTCCTAATGGTGCCATGTTTACCACAAAGAAACGTGGTTTCCTACCCAAATTGATGGAGAAAATTTACAATGAACGTGTCATCTTCAAGAAGAAAATGCTTGAGGCGAAGAAGGAATACGAAAAGACACCTTCCAAACGTCTCGAAAAGGAAATCGCAAGATGTAACAACATCCAAATGGCGAAAAAGATTCAACTTAATAGTGCCTATGGTGCTATCGGTAACAATTACTTTCGTTATTATATGCTTGCGAATGCTGAAGCGATTACTCTCGGAGGTCAGTTCAGCATTCGGTGGATCGAGCGTAAAATCAACCAATACATGAACAATGTACTAAAAACAAAGGAGAAAGACTATGTTATTGCCAGTGATACTGACTCTATCTATCTGCATATGGGTGATTTGGTCAATAGGGTATACGAAGGTAGAGAAAAGACTACTGAGGGGATTGTTTCGTTCATTGATAAGGTGTGTAACGTGGAACTTGAGAAGTATATTTCGAGTTCTTACGAAGCGTTGGCCACGTACGTAAACGCATACGAACAAAAGATGTTCATGAAGCGAGAAACTATCGCTGAACGTGGTATATGGACAGCAAAGAAAAGATATATGCTCAACGCATGGGATATAGAAGGAGTTAGATTTGCAGAACCAAAGTTGAAGATGATGGGCATCGAAGCAGTCAAGTCTTCTACCCCTGCACCATGTCGTAAGATGATCAAGGATGCTATCAGCATTATTATGAATGAATCAGAAGATAACGTGCAAGAATATATCAAGAAAATGAGGACAGAGTTTCGTAAAATGAACCCTGCTGACATAGCATTTCCTAGAACTTGTAACAATGTTGCAAAGTATAGGAGTCACTTGACTATCTACCAGAAAGGAACACCAATACATGTCAGAGGATCACTTTTATTCAATCATTATTTGAAGGAGAGAAATTTGTTGGGTAAATATAATGTAATCAACAACGGTGAGAAAATTAGATTCTGTTATCTAAAAACTCCGAACCCGATACGAGAGAATGTTATATCATTCATCAACGATTTCCCTGTAGAACTAGGTCTAGCACCTTATATTGATTACGATTTACAGTTTGATAAGTCATTTATCGAACCACTAAAGGCGATACTAGATGCTATCGGTTGGTCAGTCGAAAAGACTGCAACCCTAGACTCTTTCTTTGTTTGATGCTATAATGTACACGACACTATTACTAAATGGAATTACCTATCGACGATAAAGAACTTGCTGTCATAGTCAACGCTTTGACTTTGGGAGGATCTTCTTCATTGTATCAAAAATTGAAACTTGTCAAAGAAGTTAGGGAAGAAAACCCTGACGGACCTTATAAAAAAATTCTTAGAGAACAATACGGGATGGTTATCTAATGAGAGAACAACTAATCAGAGCACTTCTAGCACATGCACAGGGAGATATCCAAAAGCATGTAGCAAATGTGGAAGTGTACCTCACTAACCCTGCAGGTATCGGAGAACATTCTGATATCACAGAGGCAATAGAAAATGAACTGAACATCATTGCTAAGTATCAGGATCAGATCGATGTCATAAACAAATACTTCAAGAAGTAATGTTTTTTGACAAGGTTAGTCTGGTAACAGGTGGATTTGACCCTATACACAGTGGTCACATACAATATTTTGCGAGAGCAAAAGACCTATCAAACTACTTGGTGGTAGGTCTCAATGGTGACCCATGGTTGAAACGAAAGAAAGGACAATACTTTCAATCGTGGACAGAACGTGCAGATATCATACGTCATCTTGACATGGTTGACGCTGTGATATCATGGGATGATGCTGATGACTCTGCCTGTGGTGCAATAGACAAGTGTCTTGACATTGCAGAGCAGGTTATCTTCTGTAATGGAGGTGATCGTGCCAAGGGAAACACACCTGAACTTGACAAATTCGTCAACAATGATAGAGTAAAGTTTGAATGGGGTATCGGTGGCACAGATAAAATGAACAGCAGTTCATGGATTCTACACGGATACTTTGAAAGACAACGTAAACTTCTTGGCATATGAATTGCTGGCACTGCAATACAGAACTTATATGGGGAGGTGATCACGATTGTGATGACCTTGAGGAGTTCAGTTTTGTGACTAACTTACACTGTCCTAAGTGTGAGTCTTATGTTGAAGTTTATTACCCTAAAAAGGAAAACTAATTATGGATTTATTGAACGAAATAGTAAAGGAGATTGGTTCTGACTATGCGAAAATCGCATCCGATAAGACAGATACTGAGAGATATATTGACACTGGATCGTACATTTTTAATGGACTCGTTAGTGGGTCTATTTTGGGCGGTGTTTCTAGCAATCGCATTACTGCTATTGCTGGTGAAACGTCAACTGGAAAAACTTACTTCTCCCTCGCAGTTGTCAAGAATTTTTTGGACAATAATCCTAATGGTTATGTCCTTTATTTCGATACTGAGTCTGCAGTCAACAGGGAACTCCTTGAGTCTAGACGAATTGATACAAAAAGGGTCGGACATATCGAGGTTGTCACTGTAGAGGAGTTCCGTAACAAGGCACTCAAAGCGTTAGACATATATCTGGATAAACCAATAGAAGAAAGAACACCATGCTTGTTTGTGTTAGACTCATTGGGCATGCTTTCTACTGAAAAAGAAATCAGGGATGCACTAGAGGACAAGAACGTCAGAGACATGACTAAATCACAACTTGTCAAAGGTGCTTTCCGTATGCTCACACTCAAATTAGGTCAAGCAAATGTCCCACTCATTGTCACAAATCATACATACGATGTCATCGGAGCTTATGTACCAACGAAAGAAATGGGGGGAGGTTCTGGACTCAAGTATGCAGCAAGCACAATCATTTATCTCAGCAAGGCAAAAGAGAAGGATGGCACGGAAGTCATCGGAAATGTTATCACGGCAAAGACTGTCAAATCGAGGTTGAGTAAGGAGAATAAGGCAGTCAAGATACGACTGTTCTTTGATGATCGTGGTCTCGACAAATACTATGGTTTACTTGATCTTGCAGAGAAGTATGACATAGTGAAGAAGGTAGGAAACAGGTACGAAATCAAAGGTAAGAAGGTGTATGCTAAAGAAGTATACTCTAACCCAGAAAAATACTTTGATGATGAGATTATGCAAGCACTAGACGAGGCAGCAAAGAAAGAGTTTAGTTATGGTGAGTGAAAGAGTACCACTAACGATACTCAACAATCTAATTCATGATGAAGAATACACAAGAAAGGTCATTCCATTCATTGAGGAAGATTATTTTGAGGAGAGATCAGACAAGGTTGTCTTTGAAGAAATAGCAACATTCCTCAAGGCATATGACAGTCTACCTACCAAGGAAGTCTTGCAAATTGAGGTGGGTAAGAGAACTGATCTTACACAAGATGAGTTTCAATCTACAGAACAATTGATTGATGCACTTGGAGAGTCACAATACGAGCAAGAGTGGGTCTATGATACCACTGAAGCATGGTGTAAAGAGAGAGCGATATACAATGCATTGATGGAGAGCATCAAGATTGCAGATGGACAGGATGATAAGAAAAATAGGGATGCAATTCCCAGTATATTATCCGATGCACTAGCAGTCGGGTTCGACCAACACGTTGGTCATGATTACATAGACGATGCGGAGGATCGTTATGCTTACTACCACAAAATTGAAAACAAAATACCCTTTGACCTTGAATATTTCAACAAGATTACGTCAGGTGGGTTATCTGATAAGACTCTCAATATCGCTCTCGCTGGTACTGGCGTTGGTAAGTCTTTATTCATGTGTCATGTTGCTAGTTCATGTCTTGTACAGGGTAAAAATGTTCTGTATATCACTCTTGAGATGGCAGAGGAGAAGATTGCAGAGAGGATAGATGCAAATTTATTGAACACCAACATCAAAGACATAGCAGAACTACCACAGACTACATTCCATAAGAAAATTGACAAACTTGCTGCAAAAACTACAGGTAAGTTGATTATCAAAGAGTATCCTACTGCTTCTGCACATTGTGGTCATTTCAGAGCATTGTTGCAAGAGTTGAAGTTGAAAAAATCCTTCGTACCAGATATAATATTTGTAGATTATCTAAACATTTGTGCTTCATCAAGGTATAGAAGTGCAGTAAATGTAAATTCTTACTCATATGTCAAAGCAATCGCAGAAGAACTCAGGGGTCTCGCAGTCGAAGCGTCTGTCCCCATCTGCTCGGCAACGCAGACTACAAGGTCTGGCTTTGCTAGTAGCGACCCTAATCTTACTGACACTTCAGAAAGCTTTGGTCTGCCAGCTACTGCTGATCTCATGTTCGCTCTGGTTAGCACCGAAGATATGGAAGAACTTGATCAAATAATGGTCAAGCAACTCAAGAATAGATACAATGACCCCACTATAAACAAGAGATTTGTTGTAGGTATTGATCGTGCCAAGATGAGATTGTATGACTGTGAACAGTCAGCACAAACTGACATCCTTGACGATACGGGTGGGGTAGAGTATAATAAATCAGAGGAATCTAAAGCTAAATTCGATGACTTCAAATTTTGATAACTACAAACGCTTTGTCAATACTGTTACTAGCATACAATCCAAAGACTCAGACGCTTTTATATACCGTTTACAAGAGCTTGGTGGTGATATCGCTATTCAACGCCTTCTTACTGCTAGTGTTGGGATTAGTGCCGAGTCTGGTGAGTTTATGGAGATCGTCAAAAAAATGATATTCCAAGGCAAACCATGTAACGAGGACAACCTAGAGCACTTGAAGATAGAACTAGGTGATATTATGTGGTACGTAGCACAAGCATGCATGGCACTAGAGGTTGACATGGAGGATGTACTAACCACGAACATCAAGAAACTAGAGAAGAGATATCCTGATGGACACTTTGCAGAATTCTATTCGGAGAACAGAAAAGCAGGTGACAGATAATTATTGCTTCACATGTCTCAAGATTGGAGACAAATATAATGCAGAGTATGTAAACAAATTACAAAACATGGTGCGTCAATATTCTGATGCACCTTTTTTCTGCTTTACTGACGACCCAACTGACGTAGAAATGCCATGTGTGCACATGGATGATGAAGAGGAGAGAGAATGGGAGAACTGGTGGCCTGTATGGTGCAAAATAAAGATGTTCAATGCCCCTCAGATCGAGGGTTTTGATCGTAAGATATTTTTTGATCTTGATGTCATAATTCATGGTGATATAACAAGATTATTATTACATGATGCTAAATCGCCACGGAATAATTTTAGTTTGATTCAATCAGTGTGGAGAGGAAAGGATTATCAGTTGGCAAATCCTACAAAATCATTGTTCAACTCTAGTTGTATGATATGGAAAAACAATAAAAAAATATATGATAAGTGGATGCAAGATCCTAAAGGTTATGTTGCTAAGTATCATGGCACAGATGATTTTTATCACAATGAAAAGATAATTCGCAGTCCTCTACCACATATATTCTATTCATATCGTGAGGGTTTTATGGATCAAGGTAGAAAGTGGAATGAACCTATCTTTATGCAGATGTCACCTGCACATTCAATTGCTATTTTACATCAAGATCCTAAACCACACACTCTAAATATCAAAGATCATCCTATACTTGCTTACTGGAAATGACAATCTTATCTGATTGTTTTACAAAAACTATTTGGCATAATGCGTACACCATACCTGACATAGTTGAGGGTAAAAGGTGGTATATTGACGTGCTTGGATGTACATTAGCATGTGATTTCTCAATCACACCTGAGGGTAAGGAGCATGTGCATATGGATGAGGGTGGTGTGGTGCCAGGTTTCATATTTTCTTTTGCAGGTCATCATATATCAGTCATACAAGGTGAAACATCCGTTCCACAGGATACAAGACTTCCAAGACACTCAGGTCCTATTTTTCTTGATGAAAAAGAATACTTTGAGGTTGTAGATTACTGTGTCAATCATCCAGAAATCAATGTAATAAGTGCGAAATGGAATAGTAAACCTCCATATTTTGATGACATAGCACCAGGTGATGAAGGTAAGTATGGTCAGAATGCACAGTGTCATCACATACGTATCAAAGATCCATGGGGTAATTGGATAGAGATGAAATATTACAAGCATCTTGGTCAGATACTTGCACAAAATATTAGTAAACATGGTAATGTAACCACAGGTGGATTTCCTGAGTTATACGATAAAACATATGATGACATACAGTTTTTAAAAATAAATATTGATGAAGAGTAAGTAAATGTATGGATCCTCTAGGTTACAGTCAATATTATGATGAAGAAATGCCGAGACCAGAGATACGAAACACTGGGGTATTATATGAACAATATCTGTATTCCTTTTATAGGGATAGAGGTATGATTCCTCAGGGATTTATGCCTCCAAAGATGGGTGGTCATGGTATTGACCTCAAACTTTTCATGAGAAACTATACTATCAATACAAAATTCAATCAAGCATTACAAAGAACAAAGAGATTACCAGAAGGAGTTGCTAAAGCAGGTGTTGCTGCTGCAGTCAATCCATCAGGTGTCATAGACGCTGCTAAGTATGTTATTGGAGGTGGTGATTTTCTTGGTGGTATACAAGGTATAGAATTAAAAATGGGTGCTGATGATGACTATGGTTCAAGTGCATTGTCTTATCAATATAGTACGAAGAAGTGGATATTGACAGGTAAAATGAGCATGGAGAACGTAGAGAATAGAAAATTATTGACAGCAGCAAATGTTTTACAGGTGATCAATGAGAAGTGGAAGGGTACAGAACCCCTTAGATTCAGATATAAATCTGGCACACCGACTACACTACCAGCAGAAGCAAAACAACATGATGTGAATGCATTTCCTGAAACTCTGGTGGAACTACCAGGCATAAAGAGTGCTTGTGCAAATTATTATACTGCTAAAGATTGTAATTATATTAATATATCAAGTCATGGATTGTATTACTTCAACAAAGACCCCATGGGTCTAGCACAAACATATGGTGTACCAAGATTCACAAACGCTGTGTCATCAATGGGAGTAAGATTTAGACCTAAGATGGGTGGGTCGTTTGGTTTTGCTGTGTCTATGAAAATTACAGGTAATATAACTGCATCACGAGTAAATCTCAATGACCCAGACTTTGCTAAAGATTTACAAGACGACGCTAAGAAGTGCACCAATGCACCCTACTTTTTGAAACAACAGAGAGACTCATGAACGATCTTATTGATGTATTGATCGAGATGTACACCATCTCACCTAAAAGAAAACAACTTCCAAAACGTGAGATGGAAGACTTTATGAGGTTTTTTGTAGCGTTCACTGAAACAGATGATAAATATATTCATATGAGAACCGCAGGTCTGGTTTACATACGTGAAAACGAAAAACAACTCTATAAAAAAATAAGTGAAAGCGTTCCTAACATTCATAACAGAAGCAAGGACTACCAAAGCATCGCAAGAAGCAAAGCGATTAGGATTGGTAGGGGACGGTCATGGTGACTGGTACGATAGGACTGGAAAACTAAAAGCAAAGACTGTTGGTGGTGAACTCAAGATGTTTGGTAGTGGTGGTGCTGCTAAAGATGATGAGAAACAAGATAGAACTGGCACAGTAGAAAGAGGTCGCAGCACTTTTGCAAAAGATATAGTAAAGAACTTAGGATTACAACCACCTAGACCTCAGACAGCAAGCACAGCAGGGGCATCTCAACAAGGTGGCGAGAGATCGTTAGTTGGTCAGGCAAAAGACAACGGACCTTTGACGATTGCATTCGATAAATTTGATGACGAGGAAATATCAAACAATCTAATCAGTACAGTAGAAGAGTTATCAAAGAATAGATTCTTTTATATTTTCCCAAGTAGAGACTCAAACATAGATGAAATCAAGGAGAAATATCCTCAGATCAGTGAGTCTATTGTAGATGATCAAGCAGCAGAGACAATATACGATGTCTTACAGTCATTATATGAAAACGGTTTTGATGCCATCAATATTGTTGTAAGAAAATCGAGAGCAGAAGCAATATCAAAACTGGCGTATGAACAGAACGGTGAGTTATATAACTTTGTTATGCTCAACGTAATACCTGCAGAGGAAAGAACAATAAGAGAACAATATATTGCTGGTGATATATTCAAGGTGGGAACAATGATAGAATCTAAGGGTAGAGAGGGTAAAGTTATACGTAGAGGAGCAAATCATTTGATATGTTTAGATGAAAGTCAGTCTATGTTTAGATGTTGGGTATCAGAAGCAAAAGAGTCTCACTTTATACTGCCAGTTGATTTTTGATAAATAATATACAGCAAGATTTTTTGAAAAGAGATGAGTAATCCTTGGGCACAATCATTTGAAGAGCTTAGGTCTCCATATTTGCAAGAGAAAAAAGCAAAGAAGGACTATGATGGTGATGGTAAGATAGAGTCTGGTAAGGACGAATATTTCGGATCAAGAGACAAAGCCATCAAGAAAGCGATGGGTAAGGAAGTAGAGGGTAAAAAAAAAGTAGCTGAGCATCATCAGAAAGATGCTGATGGTAATATCATACCTCATGAGGATGAGGGTGATGGTACTCCCAGCTCGGTTGAAGAGATGGTGGATAAAAAGTTTGGGTCAAATGATAAAGTGAATCTTAAAAATGCGATAAAGAATATACAAAGTGGCAACGTAAAAAAGATTGATAAGAAAGTAAAAAAAGTTACTAATGAAGCAAAGATCGATAAGATTGATCCTAAGAATAAAAGAAATAGAAGAAACGTAGCAAAGTTTGGACCTCAAACTAAACCATATGACCCACCCACTAAAGAGATGAAGACATCTATGGGTAAGTTTATGCAGAAGACTAGACAGGATATGCATAAGAAGAAGCGTGGTGTAAAGCAAGAGGAAGTTGTACTAGAAGCAGATAAGAAAGGTAAGGGTAGTGGTACTAAGGACGCATGTTACCATAAGGTAAAGTCACGTTATAGTGTGTGGCCTAGTGCATATGCATCAGGTGCTTTAGTCAAGTGTCGTAAGGCAGGTGCTAAGAACTGGGGTAACAGTAGTAAGAAAGAAGAGTTTGATTACTATCAAATGCCTATGAAGTCATTCGGTGACATGGTAGGTGAGTGTTGGAAGACACATAAGCAGGTAGGTACAAAGATGAAAGGTGGTAAGGTTGTACCAAACTGTGTGCCTAAGAATGAGGAGGCACAGATAGACGAATTGAATTTGGACAGTAAAGGTAGAATGAAATTAACTGCTGCAGATGTCAGATTGAATTCTGGTGCTTATAAAAAATCTTTGAAAGATATAAACAATAAAATATATTCCCCTGTTATAAGGGCAGACCATTATGAACCAAAAGGTGAAGTAATTGAGGCAGTCAAGAATCCTAAACTTGATGTCAAGGAAACAGGTGTAAAGAATAAGATTGAAATCAACCCTGAGATAAAAACGGAGGAAGCGAAGGCATCCGCAAAAAAGTAACTAGGAGACCTAGTTTCTCCTTGATGCAGGTCAAAGCTAAGAAGAAGAAAGAAGAAAAGAAACCACAGAAGGCGATGGATG